AGGTTTGATCTAGAGGGGTTAATGGATCTTTATTTTTTACTTTGGCCGGCTCAGCGATAAGACCCAAAGAATTTTCATGCAAAGATTGGCTTTCAACTTTAGGCGTAGATTTTACAGCTTTAGCTTTTCTTTTTGGTTTAAATTCTTCACTTAAAGGTTTGACGAAAAAATCATCAAAAGAAGTAGAAATTATTTCTTCTACTTCTTGTTGTTGTATTTTCTTTTCTCTACTTACGGCCTCAAAAAATTCTTTGAGGTCTTTCATTCATCTTCAGAGCCGTTAAATAATGATGCAGATACTTCGGGAACCAATTCATCAATCTTATCTAGGGCCTTTCCAGATAGAATTTGTTTAATTCTATCGCTAATTTGAGCCTGTGAATCATCGGCTGCAATTAAATCAAGCAAATCTTGTTCGTCCATTTTGTTATATAATAACTAAGTCTATTTAGATTTCTCCTCCCTTGGGCATTTTTGGTTCAATGGGAACTTTACCAGATTGACCCTTTATATTATTTCCGGCCTGAGAGGCCACTACGGGGGCTTCTGGGGGGCTTACAGGGGCGTCCTGGGGTGCCATATTAGGATCTAACGGTAAACCAGTTTCGGGATCAATCGGGGCATTTGGATCTGGAATAATTCCATCCTTTATCTCCTTACTAATAATCTCATCTTGCTCAATAATTTCTTCATCAGTCTGACGAAGAATTTTCCGGCGTAGATAATCTTGCGAGAAATATCTTCCAACATAAGGTTCTGCCATAGTTACCATATTGAGCCGTTCAGTAAATAGCTCAGATTCCTTAAGTTCAGCAAAGTGATTATCGTAGAGGAAATCAAACTGAATGTGTTCAGCCATCTTTTTCCAATCTTCCGGTGTCACAATATTCTTTAGTTGAAGTTGTGTACCCAAAAGGTCAATAAAAAGTTGAGAAAATCTCTTGCGCAGTCTCCCCACAAATTTGGTAAACTTAACTTCATCTCTTAGAATTTCAGTTGAACGTCCCAGATTAAAACCGCTATCTCCGCCGATTCTAGTTTCGGGTACGTTTAGCGACTTATAGAGATTTCTTTTGAAATATTCCAAATCAGTTAATTCGCCGAGATTGCTGTTTTTGGTATAGACACCACAGGAAAGAGCAAAAGTATGATAGTTATGAATAGACTCATCAGAATCAATTGTTAAAGTACCCACTTCAATTTCATCATTTAGGTATTCAATAAATGTAATGTGCCTGCTTATATTTTTAGCTAAGGGAATCATACTCTGTCCTACTGACAAATCCTTTGCCTCAACAAAGCCAATATCGTAAATTGGGAATTTGTGATCGTGAGTGCAAACAATACTCTTGCCATTATCGAGAGTGATTCTCATAACCTTAGCACTCTTTTGTGTAACACCAGCCCAAGAAATTAAGCCTGGGGCAAATTCACCAGTTGTTGGATGACAAGAATACGTCCAAAGTTTTTTACCATCTTTCATTTCAGACTCAATCTCTGAAATTGTTAGTTCTCTTCCATCCAGTAGAGATACCTTTGTATCCATTGCCAAACAGCCCGCAGGTAATGTATCAACTTCAGTACCTCTACCACCTTCACGTCTTGCAAACCAATAATCTTCCATAAGACTCATAAACTTACGGGAAGAATCAACTTCACCCGTAATATTATTATAGTTCATCTTATTACGATACCTTAGCATAACTTCTCGCAGGTATTGTTCAGCCTTAGGTTTCGGCATATTGCCTACGTCAATATAAAAAATTCTCTTTTCATTGCTTCTACTAAGACGATAAATTACGATACTATCCTCAATCATTCTGAGCTGATTGAGAATCTTAATTGCCTTATTGAGATAAGAAAGTGTGGTTCCTTTATTGCGATCAACTAAACCCGATGTGCAATAGGCAATGGATTCTTTTGTGAATCTAATTCCTTTTTCTGCGCCGGCTGACATATCTGCAGAACCAACCGGATAGGTTTGTTTAGGATTATAAACAAAATATTCTTCCAGTTCGGGAAATGCCATTTCATTTGGATTTTGGTCTCCATATATTTTTGGAGCCATATTATCACGCTTTTGCTTTTTAGCTTGTCTTACAAAACGAATCTTCATGGAATCAACATACCTAAGGTCTTGAATTCCATCAAGAGGTTTCTTGAAGTCAATTAGCTTATGATAATGTAACCTGCCGTCAATATACCAATTTCTAAATATTTCGTGAGACTTTTTATCAAAATCTAACATCTCAAGAATATACTTAAACTCTCTACGAATTGAGGTTTTTATGCCGTCACTGGCACTAAGATTTGATAATTCAATTTCAACCGGAGAATCATTAGTATCCGAGACAATCGCCTCATTTACAATATCTTCAATCGCAGTATCAACCTCGTGATGAAGTGACATTTCACGATACCGCTTGATTAAGTCAAATTCGGTTCTGTAGACACCTTCAATGTCTACATAAGAACCAAAAAAGCCAGTAGTCAAATAATGATCAGAGCCGTCATCATTATTTGGTGGTACTGGCGATTGTAGATCCTTTAATAATTTCTTAGATTCATCTTCAATAGAAAACCCAAATAATTTAGCCATTATTAATTAATAATTTAACTGAGCTATTTAGCTTAGGTGATTTGAGAATTTACCTGATCAGTGATGCCGGTTGCATTTCCTGCGGTCCAGTGAGTCATATGAAATTCTACAGTAAAAGTTTGAATCTGATCAGTAGAATCCCAGCTTAAATCAATAGGACTCAGATTTGAGGGCCAGGCATTATGAAGAACATATGTACGGATGGGTCTAAAAGTTGAGCCGCTAGTTGCATTAGAAATAGTTGACGATTCAATACCGGTATCATAACCACGACCCAATTGTTTAACGTGAATAGCATTTGCCATATAAGAATCTGGCCGAGTTACGCCGGTTCCAGTTTCCATACGGTTAATTGCATTTGACCATGCCTCAAATGCAGTACGAATTTTGAAATTTTCGTCGTTCATAATTGTAACAGTCCAAGGATCGTAAGTTCTGTCTCCTGGAACTTTGAGGATTCTGCCTCTAAAATTGACATCCACTGGATTTACATTAGATGCCGGAATTGCTCCACCTTTAGCCATAAATGTAAAGGTTTCATTGTCCCAACCGGGGACAATAGTGGGGAATGCAGGAATGCTAAGCTCAAATAGATTAGCTCGGGCTCCTCCACCAGCAAGTTTGGATTTAAATGCGGTAATCGTTTTTAGTGTTGCCATTTTAGTTCTTAAACCTCTGTGTTAATGTTGTATTGATAAATCAGGCTCGGCCAATCACTTCATCAAAACTTACTCCATTGCGAGTGGCAACGAAAGTAAGAGTGACGTAGTTGATGGATTTAACCGGTTTTAGATAAATATCAGCCCGGAACTCGTTATTATCAATTACCGCATCGGTATTGTTACTGGTATCACAGATAACCCGGAAATCATAAACACCACCTTTAGCCTGAATGTCTCTTAGGTAGGGTTCAACAATATTGATAAAGTTTGAGCGGGTTTGTTCGGTATTATTTTCAAATAGAGTTGCATTGGCAGTAGAGCCAAGAGCTTGTTCAACAGTAAGAAAGAGTCTACGAACATTAATTCTATCAAATGCAGAGGCATATCCAAGAGCAGTCTTGTCGCCCCATAAAGTAGGCCCAAAACCTGGAAGATTTACAACAGCATTTACACGAGCTGGGTATAGACGATCTCGTTGGCTATTATCTGGACTATATGCTAGATTGATTGCTCCATTAAGAACTCCACGTTGTTGTCCAGCGGGGGAGTTCCATGGATAAGCAATAATGCTAGTACGGATCATTAGACCTGCAACATCGGGATTGCAGGGAATATAGCGATAGCGATTATTAAAGCGGTCAAAGACATACTTATAACCAGAATCAAACACCGCGAATGAAGAACTGGATAGTGAGGTAAAGAACTCAATAACATTATTGGTTTGAGCTTCGGTGTCTGTTAGACCAACAACATCGGTTCTATGTGGAGAACTTGTTGCAATACAATCCTTTCTTTGATTAGCAAGTGAAATGAGTTGATTTGCCTTGGCCTGTGAGTCAATCTTATTGATATATCCTGGACCCATAATCAAATAATCCAAGGGATACTTATCCTTATTGGAGAATAGTTGATAACCCGAAATAATCTCAGCCAGAGTTGGCAGCATTCCACCATTAGCCCCGTAATCTTTACCACCTAAAAGTGAAAAGACCGAATTGCCGATAGAGCTGAAAGTTTTACTTTGAGTGGGACCATTCCATAGACCTTCGGCTACGGTTAGTTTTGTGAACCCTGAGCTAAATCCAGTTGGATAAACGGTTTCATTGTTACTATTATCTGAAGGATTGTCGCCAACATAAACATATGCAGAATTAGCTGCAATATAATCCTTCCAGAAAATACTTTGAGGTGCATTTACAGTAGAACGCGCATCAATAGCCTTGGAAAGATTTAGATGCTTCTCTAGCAAATTACCTTGAATACCAGTAATGTTACCAGTGTCGTCAACAACTACAACGTGAATTGCATCATTTTTACTATTTCTATCTAAAGAATATTGAT